TCCAGTGTGAGTCGATGTTTACCTTGTGCCATGCCCATTGTCACAGCTTGCATGCCTCACAATCTTCGTCCAACATGGGTTCCAACGCCAAGGGTGTTTCCTGGGTGTCTACCTGTTTCACGCCCTGTTTGTTGATCAGGCTGTAGTAAAAAGTTTTTAATCCCCAACGATGTGCCTGCATGAGATTGGCAGCAATCAATGTGGTTGGAACTTTACGCTCCGGAAAATGTGCTGGATTGTAAAACGTGTTGGTGCTGATGCTTTGGTCCACATAGGCTGCCAACACCGCTGCGGTCTTGATATAACCTATGCAGTCAGTCTGTTCCCACATCAACTGATAACGATTACGCAGTCGCTGATATTCAGGAACCACTTGTGTGAATGATCCGGCCTTGCTTTCTTTCACTGTGATCAAGCTCATGGGCATTTCAATGCCATTGGTTGAATTGATCACCACTGAACTGGATTCCACAGGTGCAATGGCCATCAAGGTAGCATTGCGTACACCATGTTGTTTCATGTTGGCACGCAGAGTTTCCCAGTCCAGTTCTGGCACAAAGTCTGTGAGTTCATTCACGGCCTGCGCTCTACGCTCCCAGGGAAACACGCCACGACCATACCAGGTGTGATCACTGTCTCGGCAGCGTCCACGTTCCTTGGCCAGTTCCACTGTGGCTTCGGTGAGGTAGAAGGCCTGATGTTCCATCCAGGTCTTGACCTCGGCCAGGGCGTCGGCTTCACCGTAGTCTAGATCACGCTTGGCATGCCAGTAGGCCAAGTTTGTGACGCCAATGCCTAGTGGCTGGATTTCCTCGTTGCTGAGTTGGCTTTGAATTGATAGGAAATCTTGATAGTCCAGTATGTTGCATAGACTGCGTTGTAAAATTCTACAGGCACGGCGCATGTCTTCAGGATTGCGGAATGCACCCCAGTTGATACTGCCCAGAGTGCAGAGAGCAATACGCCCTTCAGCATCGTCTAGACGCCGGAAAGGACGTGTGGGCAACAGAATTTCGCAGCAGAGATTGCTTTGATAGATTGTGTGATATTCAGGATCAAACGGACCTTGATTGATCACGTTGTCAATGAACACTAAGTAGATGCGTCCGGTGTCGGTGCGTTCTTTGAGAATGCCTGACTTGAATACTTCTTCGGCGCTGATGACTTTCTTTCTTAGGTCTCGACGCTTTTCGTATTTTACGTAAAGTTCCTCGAATAAGGCAGTGTCTTTATAGAAGGCTTCATAGAGGTCAGGTACTTCATTGGGGTCGAAGAACGTAATGTTTTCCTTGTTCTTAAAGCGACGCCAGAAGAATGCAGATAGCACGACACCATAATCCATGTGTCGTACCCGGGTCTCTTCGGTGCCTTGATTGTTCTTGAGAACAATGAGGTCATCAAATTGATGATGCCATATGGGATAAAAAACCGTAGCCGAAGCATTTCTTATTCCTCCTTGACTGCAACTGCGCAGGTCACCAAACCACTTCTTCAAGAATGGAATCATGCCTGTGTGCATGATTTCGCCACCGCGAATGGGCGAACCCAAGGGACGTAGACGACCAATCTCCAGGCCAATGCCAGCTCGCTTGCTGGCATACTTGGCCATCATTTCACCGCTAGCGAATATACTATCCAGGTCATCATCAGACCTAATAAGAACGCAAGAACTAAATTGTTTAGTCGGAGTGCCAAGACCAGCAAGCACAGGAGTAGCAAGAGTGAAAAGCCCATCACTAGCAGCATTGTAATATTCCTTGATGTATTTCATGCGAGCCGTGTTTGGCTCTTCGCGGTGAAACACTGTGGCAGCGGCAATCATGTAGCGTACCTGGGGTGTTTCAAATATTTCCTTGGTGCTGCGATTGCGCACAAGATATTTTTCAATCAGCTGTTCAATGGCAGCATAGCTGTACTGCTCGTCGCGCGAATGATCAATGATGTCATTCATGCGGTTCCAGTCTTCTTCGCTGTACCACTCCAGGAGCTCGGGTGTATAAAGACCAACCTCCACATTTCGCTTGACAATAGCGTAGAGGTGAGGAGGCTGATATGAACCATAAACATCCTTTCTCAACATGGAAAGACGCTGTTTGCCAGCCACGTGTTGATAATTGACGTGTCCAACTTCGGGGTTGGCTTCTACATCAATCAAGTCAACGATGGCTCGCAACGTGATGCCATCAATTTCTCGAGTGCTGATGCCATCATAAAAATGCATTTGAGCCTTGATTTCGATCATGCTCTGACTTACGTCTGATGTGCCTTGACACACCTTGGCAATTTGATTTTGCCATTTTTCTAGTGACAATGGCTCACGGGCACCATTGCGTTTGACAACACTGATAGTTTTCATTGGTTTTTATTTTATTTTAGTTGGGCTAGGATTTGGTGTTGCGACACCGATCGTCGTGTGTGAATTGGCCCTAGGTTGATATTTACGATGGATGACTGGTCCCAATTCAATATATATTTCTGTTGTTGCACCAGGACTAAATTGTATTCTCCGTTGTCAATCAAACAACTGTCTTCAAGATCTTCACGTTCTAGCATGGCTATAGTGTACATGATTCCTAGCCCGCGAGCAACATCACAGAACACATTGTCACTCAATAATTGCCAAGGGTCTGGCCAGGTCTGTTTATCATCCCAGTGTAGGTAATAGGCGCACCAAGGAGATTGAAACCACCAGGCATTGATGGCTTCTAGCGCAGATTTGGTGTCAAGATCTTGACAGCGATGGCGAAGAGTAGACCAAGACTGCAATCTCAGTGCAAAGGTATTGGGCCACATTTAGTAGAGATAGCTAATACTGTACTTTATTTGACCATCACCACTGCCGTTGGCAGTGTAGTTTATTGAAATTTCGGGATCCACTATGCTACCGTTGTGAGCAGCTTCCAAGGTCACAGCAGCATTGCCGTTGTCCACATAGTCATCAACCCAGCTGAAACCCGTGCCCGGTGTGCCGGACTGTCCTGTCGCCACAGTCATGCGACCGGTGCGAACTTTGTCACTACGTATGATTGTGTATTCAAACAAAAAAGCCTGTATTTCGCCCCCGACCACGGCCAAGGTGTTGAATGCGCTGTCGTCATTGATGATATCAGCAATGCCGGCCACTCGTTTGTAGGCACCTAATTCAATGACATTTCTGCGAGTGTTGTCTACCGCATTGTTTTGATAAAGTTCTACAAATCTTTGATTAGCGCCCAAGACCACAGCATCTGTGGCATTGGTTTCAATTCTAGGAAAAAGGTCAGCGGCAGTGGCACCGCGCTCAAACATGTCGCCCACACTGACATTCTGATTGGCATCAAGATTGATGATTTCATGTTGAGGAAAGGCATCACCTAGAAATCCGTTGCCTACATCATAAAACGTGTTGTAGGCACTGATATTTCTCGACACACCGTCAAACACGATGCCTTGGGCTGCAACTTCGTCAAACAAACACTGCACCACTCTAGTTCCTGTGGGTCCGCCATTGACCGGTGATCCGCTTCCCAACACTACACCCTGGAACAAGGTATCAAAGGCCGTGTTGGTAAATGACACGTTTTCTATCTGCTGATCGGAAAATGCACCAATACTGAATCCTGTGACATGACTGTTGTTGATCGTGACATTGCGAGTAATCAGTGTGGCTGAACTGGTAAATTCAAATCCCAGGGCAGCCACAGGTGTAACACTGATGCTGGCTGTGGTCTGTGGACCTTGCACAGTGACTGCATCCAAGAAGCAGTTCTCAGCATATTCGATCAAGACGCCGTTGTTGGTGCTGTCGCTTTCAAATTGCATGCCAGAAATGCGCAGATTGCCAGGAGTCAAGGCACCATTGGTACCAATGTTGACCCCGGTCTGTTGCAGGCTGTCGGTGGTGCGAGCCATGTAGCTGGGCAAAGTTGTGGACTGCCAGTATGTGTTGCTGGCCGGCGGTGTAGGCAGTGCTTCGCCAATGGGCACTGGCAACAGGCTTCTAAAATAGTTTCCGCTGTTTTCTACCAACACACCCTGAGCATAGGCCACGGTATTGGTCCAGGGCAACACCTCAAATTTGATTATGGTGCTCTTGGCGCCTTCACCGTACAGTGTGCAGAACGGTGGGATCAGCAGGGTATCACTGATGACATAGGTGCCGGCCGGGAAAAACAAACTGCGTCTGATCTGTGGATTGATTTCCCTACAGAACATCTGAAACAGCGCACGGTTGATGTCGGCAGTGACGTCTGTGACGCCGTCGCCTGTGGCGCCAAAGTCTGTGATCACTGCATAGCTGTCCAGTCTGCTCTGTATGCTCTGACTCACTGGCGCACTGGCTGTGGCACCGGTCTGCACTGCATAGCCTGCTGCCAAGCCTTGATAGGTGTACTGGTTGGCAAAACTCAGCACATCGCTGAATTCTGTCAAAACTTCAGTATTGCCAATTACTGGTGCGCCGTCGGCTAGATCGCCGTTGCCAATAAACAGGCGTCGTTCATCTACAGCCCAGCCCAGTTCACCACCAGCCAAGGGCTGTGGGAGATCAACCAATAAACCCTTGCGTTGAGTGATGCGAGATATTTGTACGATTGCCACGGTGTTTGTCCTTGAGTACGATGCTGTATTTAGCGTGATTCGTAATACTGTTCTACCCGCTCGATCCAGCGTTGATGCCAGTGATCAAAGTTCCTGGGCTCCAAAACAAATTCTTGATATTGGGGGTTGCCCCACTCGCCCGGCGCAATTTCGGGTGGTTTTACACACATCAAGATCACCCCAGTGCGTATGTCTGTGCCATGCACTTCGTTGTGGGCAGCAGCATAGGCCGCCAGCTGCAAAAAGTAGTCGTCAATCCACTCCTGCTTTTTGGGCCGGTTGGTTTGTTTGAAATCCAAGATAGCAGGTTCGCCTTTCCATGTGCCCACGCAGTCTGTGGTGCCAGCGTAGAGTCCAGGGTAATACAGGGGCACTTCACACCCCCAGAACTCATCTGCATTGCCCAGTCCCCGCAGTATGACCTCAGCGGCCATGAACCAGCTGGGTTGCGCGAACGGATTTGACGGAAAATCACCAATGTCATCGGTCTTGATGTAGCGTTCAAGATAGGTATGCATTCTAGTGCCACGATTGGCAGCTTCTGTGGTGATTTCTTGAGCTCGTTTTTCGCCCACACGGTTTTTCCACTCCTGCAGAGCTTGTCGAGCTTCTTGTGGTTTGGTACGATCCAAAATGGTTGTGACACTGGGCACTCGCTCACCCGAGGGCAGGCAGTAATGTCTTTTGCCTTCCATTGTGGTGCGATCAAGACTGTGATAGTTGTAACGTTCTAGAATCATACTTGGTGCACCTCAACGCCGCTGCGGGCTAGAAATTTTAAACCAGAATCATCGCGATAGTCAGTGCGATAATACACACGACCAACTCCGCTTTGATATATCAATTTGCTACATTCCAGGCAAGGAGCATGGGTGACAAAAATGTCAGCACCTAGACCACTGTTGGATCCACGGGCGAGTTTTGCAATAGCATTTGATTCCGCATGCAAAACCTCAGGTTTGGTTTTTAAGTTATAGGGTTTGCCAGTGTCGTCTTGATAGTCCCATTGATTGTTATCAATGCTCCACTCGTTGGCATAGACTTCATCTTCACAGTTGTTGTCCCACCCTGCTGGCATACCGTTGTAGCCATAGCTGATCACCGTGTCATCTTTCACAATCACAGCACCCACGTGCAAACGTCGAGCATGACTGAGTTGGCTCACTCGATGCGCCCAGTCCATGTATAAATCAATAAATTTTTGCTTCATAGTCCTCTACATAAGTGTGTGTAATGACCAATGTTGTATTGAGCCTGGGCAACCATGTCACCCAGTATATGCTGACGCTGTGGGCTATGATAAAGCTTCTGCAGACTCTTCATCATTTTTCTGATTCTCAGATAGGGCACAGATTCTTCGTCATATGATTCGTCAATGAAATCACCAAATGTTACAAAGCCTCGCTCGCGCAGCGCGGCAAGACTGTGCCTGGCGCCCAGCAGCACAAAGGGTTTTCCAGTGGCCAAAGGTTTGGCTATTTTTTCGGTTACAAAATTGCAATCAAACACGTTGCTTTCGGCCACCACATCAATTTGAAATCCAGCTGACCAAGTGTAATAACTGCGACAACCAGCTATCCAGTATTCCCGAGCATAGTCTTCAGGAGATAAATCCTGATCAAATTGTCGACCACGAGCCCAGGCAATCTCACGATCATACACCGCGCCGGTTCTGTTCAATTGTTCAAGACCAGTTTGCAAGTCTTGAAACACAATCACAGTATCACCAGGGAATGTGAGATCCATGGCATAGGTCAGACGTAATCTACTGACGCTGAACCGACCAATCGCTGTGCCTATAAATTTGGCCGATGTGTCACAGGGGTTGGCCGCAGCAGGCAAATATTGTCCGGCAGCCACAAATGTGCTGCTGTCCTTGTAGGTATGACTAAAGGGTCCACTGTAGTTGGCATTTGTGGTAGATATTTTTACACGCTGGGGCGGAATACCAAGCCTACGGACTATCTCTAACAAAAATTCTGTCAGTCCTGTGTGATCAAAATTTTCTTGATTGGACATCACATGTATGTCCTGATCACGATAACAACTGAAAATTGCATCCATCAACAATTCCTTGGTGTCAACATCCAAGGCTTTGGCAAAAGCGGTGGTCCAAATAAAGATATTGTGATCATCAATCAGAATTGATTTGGCATATGACTGCCCAAGACTTCTGAGACCTTCAGACGACTGTTGGTTCAGTCGCCGCAGTTGTTTTGCTGTGAGATAGACAGATTTCAAACTCTAAAACTTTCGCCGCAACCGCAACGATCGCGTTCATTGGGGTTGATGAACTCAAATCCTTCATTGAGACCTTGGCGTCTGTAGTCCATGGTCAAGCCATTGACATAGGGGTGATCTCGTCCATTGACATATATTTTGACACCGTGACTGTCATACATTATCCAGTCTCGAGTCACAGGCGGAGTATCAACATACTCCAATTTGTAGGCCAGGCCCGAACAGCCTGTGGTCCTGACTCCAATCATGATTCCCACGCCTTTGCCGCGCCGCTCCAGCTGTTGCTGCACTCGTCTAGCTGCGGTTTCTGTTATTGATATCATGTGTTCTCCGTGATCTGTGGTCTAGGTAACGCCAAAATTCTTGGGGTATTTTCCAATCTTGGTTTAGGATCTGACAGACTGGTACCGTGCTGTTTCATGTATGACATGAACTTTTTGTAATCCCGCCGGAGATCACGAGCAGAATTCATTAACATTCGTAGTATAACAGGATGCACTGACCAGGCCAAATCAAAATGAGCAAAGTAGCATGCAGTGAGTTTGCCTTCAGGGGCTGGCTGTCCGTATAAATCAATTCGGTAATAAAAACATTTATTTTGCACCCAGTTTTCATACAAATCAGCACAGAGCCTTTGAAATGCGTCGCTGGTGATCACCTGCTGCATGAGATGTTCGCTGTCAACGTCACAGCCTATTTCCCAGCGAGCTCGACTCAGTCCATGCCAAAATGCTGTGAGCACTGTCATGGCCACCATTTCTTCTTGTGTGAAACTGTAACAGCTTTCGGCAAAGGCACTGGTCTGCCAGGCATGACCATTCCATCTCAAAGCCGTGCTGTGTTTCATGTTGAATCGTGTGGCATAGTCAGGATCAAGCGCAGCCGGACTCATGGGCAACAGCTCATTCACACTGATCAAGAGCACACAGTGTTGATTCATGGTTTCGATCAAGGTACGTTGCCATGACGCAAAGCTCTGTCCAGGCAGTCCCACAATCATGTTGATTGAGCAAGGCACTTCAGGATAATCCTGTTGCAGCTCCTGAATCATTTGTCGGTGAACTTGCCAGCTCACGTCGGGACGATCAATATTGATCAGTACCTGTGGATCAAGATCTTGCACACTGAAGGCAAAACCCACGTAGGCATGCGCCATTTTTCCACGACCCATGACATGATGCAGTTTTTGCACATTGTTTTTGCGAAGTTTGCTATAGGTGGCAGTGATTTCAAAACCAGCCTGTCGTTCAATATTGATGTCAGCAAGGTACTCAAATATTTCGATATCTTCGTCATACTGACCAAAATTTGCATCAGTTATAAAGATCTGCCTGATGCCCAATTCATAAAACAATTCAATTTCGTCGCGCCAGGTGCCTTTGCGTCTACTGACTTTTCGATCTAGTCCGTTGTTCCAGTCACAAAAGGTGCAGCTATAGGGGCAGCCGCGAGTCAATTGCCAGGGCAAGATCACTGTGATTCCCAGAGCATATTGCTGTTCAACCATGTTCCGTAGCAAGTCTGCACAGTGAAGATAGGGACTGGCCTTGGGCTCAGGTACCACTCGATAGTCGGCCACCAGCACACGGTGTTGCTCTGGATCACGCCAGGCCACATTGCTGGTGTTGAATCTTATGAGTTTTTTGTGGGTGATCAGTGCCTCAATGACGTCACTGAATGCCTGTTCACCAGCACCATAAACAGCATAATCTACCCAAGGCCGTTTGTCTAACCAGTTGCTATCGCTATGTACACTGACACTGGGGCCACCTGCTATCACTGTGATTGACTCTGGCAATTGATCACGCACACGGCTCATCTGTTGATCAAAATAAATTTCATTCCAGACAAAAAGGCTGACACACAACACATCAATTTTGTTTTCAAAACAAAAATCAATCAGCTCTTGATCTGTCAGGCTGCCTTGCACAGGAATTTCCCAGTGCAATTGTGCGGCAATTTCTGGTTTGTGAATTTCTATGTAGTGTTTGAGATACAGTGCCGATGTGGCCACATGCATTTGATTGCCGTTGCCCACAAACTGTTTGTGATAAAATGCAATGTTTAGCATGTCATGGCTTTGTCTTGGAAAATTGCTGATGAACTGATTGCGTTGTCTTTGCAATATTTATAAACCCGAGACCAATGCTGTTTTAGGTCACGTGTGCATGCAATCAACATTTTGGTGATGTATGGGTTGCCCAACCACGGTGTGAGTGTGCTGTCAAAAGTGCATGCTGACAACACCTGGTTGGCAACTTCAATTCCGCCAAATGCCTGTCTGAACCAAAATTGGTCGTTGTGGATCCAGTTTTGCAATAGATCCTGCTGCATGATTTCATAATGCTCACTGCCTGACACTGTGTCAACAAATTTGTCAAGATCAACCGCAACGCCTGTGCCAGACTGAAAATAGGCGGCTGCTGTGAATAGATGTGACCATACAGTCATGGTCACAAAATCATTTTGATTGTAGCTCATGCAACTTTGCGGAAACCTGTTTCTAAAGAAATAAAATCCACTGTATCTGTTGGATGAGCTGTACTGCACAGAGAATCTTGTGTATCGGGGATCAGTACTGGCCGGAGCAAGAGGCAACAGTTCGTTGATATAGATCCAAGGTTGCGCACCGGCGCTGACCACTGCACACAATGTGTCCAACCAATTTTCCACAGTCTGTCCAGGCAGACCCTGAATCAGTTGAACGTTGACTGGAAGGTGCGGAAATCTCTCTTGCAGTTGATGTATCATTTGTTTGTGTACAGTCCAACTCACATCAGGCCTGTCAATATTGGCCAGAATTTCCTGGTGAATATCTTGCACTGCCAAAGTGAATCCACTGTCATCAATCAAGCCAGATTCCCCAGCAATGGTCAACAATTCCAAATTGACATCTTTTTTCAACTTGCTGAGATTGATGTTTAGAGTGAATCCTGCATCGTGCTCTAGGTTCTTTTTGGCTAGATATTTGAAAAGATCAACATCTTCTGCATATTGTCCGGTGTTGGCATCAGACAAATCCAAACGTTTGATACCCAAACGATGAAACAAATCTATCTCGTCGCGATAACTACCGTGTCTACGAGTGGTTTTATTCACAGGCCCGTTGTTCCAATCACAGAAGGTGCATTTGTAGGGACAGCCCCGGGTCAGCTGATATGGCAGTTCTATGTCATAGCCCTGCTGTTGCTCCTGCTCTATCATGGCTGTCAGCAGATCTTCGCAATTGAGATATGGACTGATTTTGGGTTCAGGCACGTATTGGTAATCAGCCAACATTGTAGTGTTACGTCGTGAATCATGCCAGGCCATGTTGCTGGTGTTGAATTTTATCAAAGGTCGGTGATCCACCATGCTCTGTAAAATATCTGCAAAGGCCACTTCGCCTGAGCCATACACTGCATAATCCATCCAGGAATGTTTCTGCAAAAAATTTTGATCACTGTGTGGAATCACGCTGCCACCGCCAGCCACAATCACCGTGTGTGGCGGCAACAGGGATCGTATTCTCTGCATCTGTGCCGCCAGATAATCATAGTTCCAAACAAACATGCTGATACCCAGCACAGTTATGTTGTTGCTCCAACAGTAATCAATGAGATCTTGATCTGACATGGCAACCTGAATAGGTGTATTCCATGTGAGATTCTGAGCAAGATCAGGTCTGTGAATGTCTATGTAGGTTTTGAGATAAAGAGCAGCAACACCTAGGTACAAAGCCTTGGAGTCACTGCTGTTTTGATTGGGTATTTTGTTACATTGATAAATCGCAATGTTTATCATGAGCCTTGTTGTTTTTGCCTGTAGTCCTGCAGGGCTGCTTTGATAGCATCCTCTGCCAGGATCGAGCAATGAATTTTGACAGGAGGCAAAGCCAGTTCTTCAGCAATTTGGGTATTTTTTATACCTGCTGCTTGGTCCAGTGTTTTGCCTTTGACCCACTCAGTCACCAGCGACGACGACGCAATGGCTGAGCCACAGCCATAGGTCTTGAATTTGGCATCAGTGATGATGTCATTTTCCACCTTGATCTGCAGTTGTAGTACGTCGCCGCAGGCTGGCGCACCCACTAGACCAGTGCCCACCGAACGGTCATCTTTGTCCATCTTGCCCACGTTGCGTGGATTTTCATAGTGATCTAGAACCTGTGTTGAATAAGCCATGACAATCCTCCCAGCAATATTATACTGATTCTCTTGGGTATTTACAACCTTTTATTGTTTGAGACCACGTTTCATGGCCGATTTCGCGGCCTTGGAAACGATGTCTCTTGCACGGTCCACTGGCATTTCAGTGGGGGCTTGTGTGCTGTCAGCGTCGCCACCTTTGTACACAATGGGATCATTGCTGTTGGGCTTGAGTGGTTCTAACATGTTGCTGAGTGGTGGCAGATTCAAAATATCCGGCAACATGTTGCGAGTGAGACGAATGCCAAGACTTTGTGCAAGATTTACAAAAGCATCTTGATCAATCTGTTTGCGAGCGTTGCTGTTGTCTGCCAGTCCTGACAACAGCTCTACCAGACCCATGAGCTGTTGCGGACTGGGTGTAGGGTCTGTGGTTACGTCGGCTACTTCGTTGATTCGCATTATCTCTTGGCACGACCCAGGGCACCTGCTGCTGGTGCTGCGTCTTCCTGGTCATCCACCGGTGCAGGTTCTTCCACGTCCGTGACGTCAAGTTCGGTACTGTCAACTTCGGTGTCGCCAGGCATGGCAGCCGCAGGCTCAGCCGGTGCGCCCAGCGCAGCAGCAGCAGGATCAGCGGGTGGCGCTTGACCGGTCACTACACCCAGTGCAGTCTCCATTTGTTGCTTGGCAGCCTGCAAATTCTGCACAAGTCCTGTGAGAGCCGCGCTGGCGTCGGTATTGAACTGTTGAGCCTGATCCAATCCCACTTGATTTTTGATGCTGTCCACCAAAGCCGGCAATTCTTTGAATTGCATTTCTGTGACATCTTCCAGCATGTCTTGCATTTTGTCAACCATGTCCTGTGCTGCCAACACAACCTGGGCCTGTTGAATTTCACTTTCCTGCAGAATGGTCCAGGCACGACGCAGTTGATTTTCCGTCATGGTCATTTGTGCGCCCTGCACCAAACGTGTTTCCTGTGGTGTCAGTCTCTGTCCCGTCATGTGCTTGCGCAGCGCAGTCTTGACCTTGGGATCAGCAAACTTGCTCTGCAATTTGGTAATGGCACTGGCCTGCTGACTTGCGCTCATTTGTTGAGCAGCAGCACCAGGTTGTGCTGTGGGATCAACACCTGCACCGCCCACGGTCTGTTCACTGATACGTGAAATCAAGGCCTGCTCCAGCATGACCAATTTGAGATAGTCAGGATTGTCGTGACTGACATGACGTGCAGTGCTTGCGCGATGCTCGGACAACACCGATCTCACACGGGTCAGCATGACCTTGGCCTGCCGAGCGCTGAGATTTTCAAAAGTGATCTTGGAGCCAAAGTGACTTTCAAAAACCTTGGCGATTTTTTCTGTGGCGCTAGGCGCTGCTAGTTCGAAGAGTTTCATTATTGAATCCTTTTAGTTGCAAATATTTAGCCAATTTTATACATTTTTCTAGTTCTGAGGTAACGGTTCGCAGACGCAATTGTTTGGGTTGTAACTTGATTGATACCATGTCTTTGAAATCTGTGCGTTGACTGCGCTGAATGTGAGTCTGTGTCTGCGCTATCGCCCAAGTCAACTGCTGCTTGGTTTGGTCTAAATCTATGATTTCTTGCTGTAGTTGGTGTTGACGCAGCTTGTGAGCTGTACACCAGCTGATAGCAGTACGCCGATTTGAAAAATTGTGTGCTAACTTTTGATCAATGTACACTGCACAACCATCTTTGCCCATTTCCAGCAAATAAACACCAAAAGCCAGGATTTGATCATCTTGTTCCAATATCATGTGATCAACATGACG